AATAGTCCAATAAATTATGCATATAATGCAACTTTCAGAGGAACATCACATCCTGGAACTGATATTTTATCCAGTAATAGTTTTCTTCCAGCAGTTTATCACATGGATCTTCTCCATTATCTAAATTATAGTGATAATACTCCAGTTCTCTGGTTTGATTTTACATCCAAACATGCAACAGCACAGTCAACAACTGATGAACTATTTGATGATTCGGATTGTGACGATATAATCGTAGTTCTTTCTGCTGGTAATTCTGGAAACAGCAATGGAAAACAGGACTTACCAGGTGGAGTTGACTATGATAACGAATTTACATCTGGACATACATTTTATGGAAATCAGTTTTCTGAATCATTTGGATCTGTTGATGAATATTTTAATCGATCAGGTACTCCAGCGATTTCTCATCAAGGACAATCCGATGCACCCATAGTTGTTGGTTCACTTGATTCTTTTGTTTACACCACAGGAATATCTTCAGAAAGAAAATCTATTTTTTCAAATACGGGCCCAGCGATTGATGTATGGGCTGCTGGATCAACAATATTAAGTCCTTATAATAATGGACATGTTGATCCTAGAAATAGTAATTTTTATAATGATTATTTAAATGGAACAAGCATGGCAGCACCTAATGTAAGTGGCGTTCTTGCTTGTTTCTTGGAATCAAATCCATCATCAACAAGAGTAGATGCTCGCGATTGGTTGTATAATCATGGATCTGTTTTAGTGGGTGAATTATTATATGATAGATATGGCGATACAGATCCAGTTGGTGCGGGGACTTCTGTAAATTATTGGAGTGATTCATATGGATTAAAGGAAGCTACACCAAGAGTTCTCTATAATCCTTTTGCTAATAATACTGTTCCAAGTATTAGTGGGGTAAATATAACAGGCATCACTTTCTCGCAATCTTAAATAAGATTTAAAAAAAAATGGCAGTAAAGAATTTTGGAGTAAAGCAGGTTAATTTAATAGGTGCCTCTGGTACTCCAACGATTGAATCTCCAAACAACATTAATATCAACGCAGTAAATGTAGCGATCAGCACGGACATGAGTGTTGGTGGTAGCGTTGGAATTTCTAGCAATATAACAGTAACTGGGATCGTAACTGCATCTTCTTTCTCTGGAGATGGTTCTGGATTAACAGGTGTTGCTTCAACAGATAACATTCAAACTGCAACTTCTGCTAATTTTTTAAGTAATGTCAGTATTACTGGAATAACTACTTGTCAGGCATTGACAGTTTCAGGAAATTTGACTGTTGATGGAACGACTACAACAATTAATTCAACTACACTTACTGTTGATGATAAAACAATCGTAATTGCATCTGGTGCTGCAGATTCTAGTGCTGCTGATGGGGCAGGTATAAGTATTGATGGTGCAAATGCTACAATTTTATATTCACACTCTGGAACAAAATTTGTATCTAATAAACCGTTTGAAGCAACTTCATTTACTGGTGATGTAACCGGTAATGCTGATACAGCAACTACTCTCGAAACTGCTAGAACTATTGCAGGTGTATCATTTGACGGTTCTTCTAATATAAGTCTTAACAATAACGCTATTACAAATGGTGCTGGTTATATTACAACCTCTCACGCATTTACCAATACAAATCAATTAACAAATGGTGCTGGTTTTATCACTTCAAGTGATGACATTTCAGGTAATGCTGCTACAGCAACTGCTCTTGAGACTGCTAGGACAATTGCAGGAGTTTCATTTGATGGCACTAGTAATATTTCTCTAAACAATAATGCCATTACAAATGGTGCTGGTTTTATTACAAGTTCAGGCACTGCTGCTCTTGCAGAAGGACTGACTGGAACACCTAATATTACTGTTGGCACTGTAAATGCTACTTCATTCTCTGGAGATGGTTCTGGACTGACTGGTGTTGCATCAACTGATAATATTCAAACCGCAACTAAAGCAACTTTCTTAAGCGGAGTTACTGTTGCTGGTGTTACTACAACTTCAAGTAATGTTAATGTTACGGGAAATGTAGCGGTAACTGGAAATGTTTCTGCTACTAACTTTAACTCCACATCAGATGTCACTTTGAAGCAAGATGTATCAGTGATTGATAATGCACTAGAAATGATTAGTCAACTTGAAGGTGTAAGTTGGAAATGGAAAGAGTCTCTAGAACCATCTCTTGGTGTAACTGCACAGAATGTAGAAGAAGTTGCTCCAGAGTTAGTTTCAAACGGAGATCATAAGTCAGTCAACTATAATGGACTTATTGGTATCTTGATTGAAGCAGTTAAAGAATTAAAATCTGAGGTTGACGAGTTAAAGAGATAAATATAAAGGAGACTTCTTGTTTCTTATGAAAAAATGTCCTGCAGGGCAGTATTACTGTTTTACCGATAAAAAATGTAAGAAGATTCCCATGGGATACCATGTGGGTGGAAGAGGTATGCTTGAAAAAGATACCGAAGAAAGTGAAGTAAATAAAAACGGTAATGAAAATGGTAATGGCATCAGTAATGGAAACGGTAATGGTGCTAACGGCAGTAACGGCGGTGGTAATGGTGGTGGCATGGGAGAACAAGTAGTCCATGAAGGTGGAACTCTCCATAAATGGTTTAAAGGTTCTAAATCTAAAGATGGTAAAGGTGGATGGGTAAATGTTGTAACTGGTGGAACGTGCGCCAGTGATAAACCAGGTGAAGGAACTCCAAAATGTGTTTCTTCTGCAAAGAGAGCAAGCATGACTAAGGCAGAAAGACTTTCTGCTGCTAGAAGAAAGAAAAAAGCAGATCCTGGACAACAGCAAAAATCAGGAGCTGCAAAACCAACATATGTTAAAACTGATAGTCCCAGGGAAGAGATGAACAACGACAATCTTGAACTCATCCAAGAAAAGGACAAAAAGGGAAAAGGTAGTGGTACAAAAGATGCCTGTTACCATAAAGTTAAATCACGCTACAGCGTTTGGCCAAGTGCATATGCGTCAGGAGCACTTGTCAAATGTCGTAAAGTAGGTGCAGCAAACTGGGGTAATAAGTCTGAAGGACTTTCCTGGGATGAACTTACTGAAAAATTTAGAACACAATATGGTGATAAGACTAAACTGTCACAATCATCAGAACGTAAATCTCTTGGAAGAAAATCCTCTACCAAAGATGGATCAAAACCAACAGGTTATGAATCTCCCAAGGAGTTTCGCGATAAATCAATGCCATTAAGAAAGCATCGCGAAAGATTTGGTGATCTCGCTAAAGAAGAGACATCACTCGATGAGAAATGCTGGCCTGGTTATGAAAAGAAAGGTATGAAGACTATGTTTGGAAAGAGATATCCAAACTGCGTCAAAAAGAAAGCAACCAGAAAGGAGCAGGTTGAGGAAGCTACGAGACTCCCCGCTACTACTGGTAACATTATTGATGTAAATCTTGTCTTTAGAGGCAGATCTTATATGCTCAAGATGTTCTTCCCTAAGGTTGGCATCCCCAGCAGATCTGATGTTATGGATCAGATCGAAAAAGTATATCCTGGCGCAAAATTAACGTTTTTCAGAGTCTCAGACTATGAACCAGGACAACCAATCATCAAAGTCACAGAACATAGAGAAAGAGAAGAAGAAGTCGGAGCAATTAATGAAACTTCTTCAGTTGACTCAGCAGCACCAGGAGAATTCACTGAGGAAACCGAAGGGACACTAAATGAAGTGGAGGCATCTCTTTCTCCTCAAGAGATTGCTCTTCAAAAGAAGAAGGGACAAATCGACATGCAGATTATTAAGAAGAGAAATCAAGCATTGAGAAAAGATGCTGATAAAATGAAAAAAGATGAAGTAGCAAAAGAGGAAGCAATTCTAGAAAAATCTGCTGCTTGGACAAGGAAAGCGGGTAAGAGCAAAGAAGGTGGACTTAACGAAAAAGGACGTAAGTCCTATGAAAGAGAGAATCCAGGTTCTGATCTAAAAGCACCTTCTAAAAAAGTTGGTAACAAGAGAAGAGCATCATTCTGTGCAAGAATGAAAGGTATGAAGAAGAAACTTACTTCTACCAAAACTGCTAATGATCCAGATAGCAGAATCAATAAGTCACTTAGAGCATGGAATTGCTGATATGAATGTAGTAAAAATTTTAGGTGAATCAACCTCCATCAATGCAGGAACTGGATCTTCTGTTCCTGCATCAGTTAATAGTAGTATAGGCTCTGCAGTAGGTGCAGAATATGTTTTACTCCAACATAGCCACTCATCTGATCGTCTGGTAGAAATCAGAACAGGTGCTGGAGTGACATATGGAAGTATTCATATGGCAGGCAAAGATCCTATCATAATTCATAAAGATAGAAGTGATTTATTGTATTCAAGTGCATCAGATGTATACGCAACATCGGTAGTTTATCAGGGATAATTTTTTGGTATGAGTGATAATGTATATCTTGGCAATCCTAATCTAAAAAAAGCGAATACGCCAATTGAGTTTACTGAAGAACAAATCATTGAGTTTGTTCAATGTCAACGTGATCCGGTTTATTTCGCTAACAAGTATGTAAAAATTGTTAGTCTGGATGAAGGACTAGTATCATTCAAACCATATCGCTTTCAAGAAAAGTTAATCAACAACTTTCATGAGAATAGATTTAACATCTGTAAAATGCCGCGACAGACTGGCAAAAGTACTACAGTTGTCTCTTATCTTCTTCACTATGCGATTTTCAATGACAGTGTTAACATTGGCATACTTGCTAACAAAGCAGCAACAGCTAGGGAACTTTTAGGCAGATTACAAACTGCATACGAGAATCTACCTAAATGGATGCAGCAGGGTATAATGGTATGGAACAAAGGTTCTTTGGAGTTAGAAAATGGCAGTAAGATATTGGCAGCTTCTACGTCTGCGAGTGCTGTCCGAGGCATGTCATTTAACATCCTCTTTCTCGACGAGTTCGCGTTTGTCCCAAATCACATTGCTGACTCGTTCTTTGCCTCTGTTTATCCTACTATTACTTCTGGCAAAAACACCAAAGTAATTATCGTATCTACTCCACATGGTATGAATCACTTCTACCGTATGTGGAGTGATTCTGAAAAAGGAAAGAATGAATATATTCCAACTGATGTTCATTGGAGTGAAGTTCCAGGAAGAGATGATGCATGGAAAGAACAAACCATTGCAAACACTTCAGAACAACAATTTAAGATTGAGTTTGAGTGTGAGTTCCTAGGATCTATTGATACACTAATCGCTGCAAGTAAATTGAAAGCATTGGTTTATGATAATCCTTTAAAATCTAATGCAGGATTAGATGTATATGAGGAACCACAAAAAGATCATGATTATTTAATTACAGTTGATGTAGCAAGAGGTGTGGGTGAAGATTATTCTGCATTTATTTGTGCTGATATTACATCTTTTCCACATAAAATATTCGCAAATTATAAAAAAAATGATATCAAACCGATGTTATTCCCTAACATCATATATGAAGTAGCAAAAAATTATAATAGTGCATATATTCTTTGTGAAGTAAATGATGTTGGTGATCAGGTAGCATCACTTCTTCACTATGATCTCGAATATCAGAATGTTTTGATGTGCTCTATGAGAGGTAGAGCAGGACAAGTCGTCGGACAAGGTTTTTCTGGTAAGAAGACACAACTTGGCGTCAAGATGTCCAAAACTGTCAAGAAAGTTGGAGCACTCAATC